TCAAAAATCATCAAGCTTCATGTTTGTGCCGGTTGGCAATGATGTTTTCCCTGTTATTGGAATATTATACTTTTCGATAAAGTAAGATTCATCGATTTCATACTTAGTCAACAGCATTTGTTCAATTTGGATTTGTTCGTCAGGTTTCAAGTTTAAAGTTTCATCCCATTCAAATCGAACATCTGTGCTTGGTATGATACCATGAAGATGGCACAGAGGTAGAAGCTGATCGTTAATTATATCCTTAACCATATCGCAATCGCTTGCAACTAGTCTATTAAGTATCTCTAAGTGTACTTGCGATTGAGACAGTGATGAGCCGCTGTCAAGCGTCATGGTCTGCCCAATTAAAATTTTTGACAATTCATTATTACAGCGCTCAATGCGTTTATCATAAACATTGAAGCTATCTTTTGTTCCGCTTTCAGTAAATTCTATCTCAGTATCTTCATTAAACCTAGCCCATTGTTTAGGACCCATGGACTCCATCATTGAATCTATCCTGCTCAATTCTTGAGGATCACGTGTTGTCGTTTTTGCAATTCTCATGGGCATACCAAACATTTCGCCAAACTGATCCCAAAATGCAGCCATATTCTTCTTAGATATTTGGTGCGGCGTGCATTTCAAAAGTAAACCTAGGTTGTCAAAATCACCAGCCTCGATGAGATAATTTGAATATGGTACATCGCGATAGAATATGCCTGTTTTAGGATCGTCACCCGGTTCTTTTGTAACTAAACCAAGTTCAGGTATTACGTGCTTTCTAGGCACAAGCTTAACATTTTCAAATGTTTTTACCTTACCTCTTAAAATCACATCTCCTAATTCAACTAATGTGTGCCCCCAGTAGCGGCTATCGAGAATGTGCTCAAGTAAGTCTTTGAACCATTTTGTTTCGAAAATTTGTGTTAATTCAGGTAGTTCCTCGCCTGTTGCAGAATGTACTAGTTTAAACGATTGCTGCATTGTCATTTTTTTTCTTTGGTCAATTGCACCTGAAATATGTCCATCAGCAATCACATCGCTATAAATATCGTATAATCTGCTACGATTAGGATGTTCAATATTAATTGCCATTTGCCAGGCATTTCTCCAATCGCGAATATCCTTTTTAGTAAGAGCAGCGGTTTTTAGCTGCAGTTCAACTAATAGTTTGTTTTTTTTTTCCATTTTACCAGTCGTATTCATTTGCATCATCACTGCCAAAGCTTATGCTTCCTCCAGTGGATTGTCCATTATCGTCAGTAAGAAGTGGCAGATCGGGTGTTATGTTGCCTTTAGCAATATCTCTCAATTGTGCTATAGCTCTATCGTAACGCTCTATCCTTATTTCCAGTCCCATTTTACCGGGCAACCACGAGGCAAGATGATATAGGCTCACATCACAAGTAATTGTTACTATTAAATGATTCCTGGCGTCGGCTGTTGCCGCAAAAATTGCAAGCACGTCATATTTGCCACGCAGATACGTAGATACTTCCTCTATTGCAGTTTTTTCAGCACGTAAGCGTGTCGACTCTTCGAACTGTTGTATTGTATCGAGCGTTCGCTGATCTGCTACTATTTTATAATCTTCTTCTGTTAAAAACATAATATCATATGGTTATGTATAATGCAGTTTTTTCAATATCTTGAATTGTACACTTGAGCCTTTTGCGTTTAACCCAATTTTTTATTGTGCGTTTAGGAATAGCAATTGGTTTGTTTTTCCATAAAATCACAAAATATTTGTACTTAGTGAGTTTACGTAATCTGTTTGCCTTTTTTATCGCCCGATTTAATCTATACTCAAACAGTATTTTTTTAAATTTTGCCATTTTACCAAGTATTTTTAGGTTTTTTTCTTGTACCAAAGCTGGGTTTGTGGTTTCCACCTCTCGATCTGCGTTGTAGAAGATAAATAGCTCCTTCGTCAGCATCAGGTGCATCGTCATGTGATCTGCTTCCTTTCTCAAACGCAAGTAGTTGTGTTATGCCGGTAAGCATGTCTTTGTCGTTTTTCTTATCAATATTGTAATAAACAACACCACGTTCCCAAAGCGGCGAAATAGCCTCAATTCTTTGAAATTTATCCGGTTTCTTTCTCTTATCAGGTCTTATAGGTAGCATGTAGCCTCTTAATTTTGCTTCTCTCTCAAATTCATCAAGGATTATATCCTGTAGAAAATTGGCTTCAATATAATAGTCACATATAGCCTTACCCGAAATTCTTTCATGTAAATCGTAAAACCACCTTACCATCTCCGAAATAGAGCATTGTCTGACGAATGCATCGATATTGTGAAGCTCTGTCCCGCGTTTGCCCCACAGCTTTATTGCTTTATAATCATTTTTAGTGCTGCTTTTAAAAGAAGGGTCGCAATAAGCAATTAAGTAGTCATATTTATCAAAGCTTGGCAATTTCTTCCATTTCAACCAATTTTGTTTGAAAACAGCCCCTTCGGTTATTGGGTTATTCATCATTTCTTTTTGAAACGCCCGGTAACCCATAAATTCTTGCATTTCTTTCAATTCCTCTGCGCTCCATTTTTCCTTCCAAGTTGGTTCACCATCTGCAGTAAGTGCATTGGTGGTTGATACATATACGCCTGCTGATTGTGAAATTTTTTCTAATACGCTGACTCGACTGATCACATTACCAACCATTATGAAACGCCCCCGTCCTCCGTCGAGTGCACCAAAAAGGGCTTCTTTAACCCAGTCAACAAGTTTATTTACACGTGCTTCGTTTTGCACGAGCTCGTCATCGTCTAAGTCATCAATAACAATGTAGTCCGGGCGTTTATCTCTAAACCGCAAACCTCGAGGAGATTGCCCTCTACCACGTGCAAAAAATGCACAATTGTCGTTAGTAACAAATTCTCCTTCTTCCCATGAGCCGGCTTTAACTTGTACGCCAAAATCATTTATATATCTTTGATTAGCCTTAAGCTCTGCTTGTAAGTCGCTAAGTAATGTAATTGCATTAGTTTCGGATTTCCCAACCAGAACCATTACGTTTAGTTCACCCAGTGCTTTTAGCCACAGTGGGGTGAAAATGTCAAAATGAGTTGATTTTGCATGTCCACGCGCCCACTTGAATACTCCTTTTAGGTTTTTTGTTTTGCGAATTTTATTGGCTGCTCTTAGTTGAAAATCTGCAGTTTCGCATTTAACGTAGTGTGGAAAGTAATATTCGCAAAATTCACCGTAATTCTTTAACAATTTTTCGATACGAAGTGATTTCTGACTTGGGGTTTCGGGTAAAATGAATAAGGGAGTAAGGCTCTCTATATCTTCACAGTGAGCATCCCATCGTTTTCGAGCTTCTATTAAAGCAGCTGAGCTCATATTAACTCTTTTGTGTTAATTGCTCGCTGATGTATAGATCTTGGTATTTCGTAATTGCTTTAATTAGTTCAGGTGTGATAGCCTGGTCGATTGTCATGCGATATTGTAACCACTTGCTGAATGCCATGAAGACCTCAATAACATCTACTACATTAGCTTTCTTGTCTAATTTTTCTATTACAGCAGCAAACTTGCTTAGTTTATCGCCCAAGCCTGCTAAATCAGCAGGATTATCACTTTCATTAACGTCATCTAATATTTTATTTATGCCCAATAAAAGTTTATTGACGAGTTCTGGTCTCGTTATGTTGCTGGCGGCTCTAAGAGCTCTCCAACCGCCATCTTTTACCCACTTCCCAAGCGTAGCTTGGGTAACGCCAGCTTTTTCAGCTGCCGACCTTGCTGTCTCCCCATTTAAATAAAGAATACGAGCATACTCACGTTTTGCCTCAAGACTTGTTTTTTTTGCCATTTTTATAGAAATACATGATTCTTAATGCAAAACTCTTGAGTATTCTGCTTAATTGCAAGTGCTTATATAACGCTTATACGCATTAGTTTAACTGTTAGACTAATATTTGTTTGAAAAAAAATAAAACCTCAAGTTTGAGCTCACTTTGTGATTAAAATAAAAAAAAGCATATGCATAATTACATTAATTAATGGCAAAAATTGGTAAAATAAAATTGTACGGAGAAATAGGCAGATGGCAACATTCAGCCAATTCAATAAGTACTATGCTTGAACAATTAGCTACATCACATGATGAGATTGAAATAAGAATGCATTGTTACGGAGGCGAGGTTTTTGAAGGATACGCAATATTCAACGCTATTAAGAATTGTGAGAAAAAAGTAACAATAATAATCGATGGAATAGCCGCGAGTATGGCAACTATAATTATGCTAGCTGCTGACGAAATTCAAATTGCCAGGAATGGTTTCTTAATGATTCATGCACCTAGCGGCTATAGTTATGGCGATGCACAAAAGCATATTAATACAGCTAAGCTTCTTCGCAAACTTGAGGCAACTGTCTTGAGTGAATATTCTAAGCGAAGTGGCCAGAAATCAAAAGATTTTCGCAAATATTTAGATGGCAACGATTACTGGTTCACAGCATCTGAGGCAAAAGCCTTAGGACTAGTTGATGTTATTATCGATCCTATTGAAGAATTAGAAACAATCGACAAAACAACGGCTGAAAGTTTAGGCTCAAAAAATCTTTTTTCAAAATATGTAGCCTTATCACAACCCGATTTATTTAATAATAATTTGAAAATAAAAAAAATGAAAACTATTGCATTAAAACTCGGATTGCAAGAAAATGCAAACGAAACCGAAATTTTAAAAAAAATTGATCAACTGATTACTACTGCACAATCCTCAGATGTAATTAAGAAAGAATTAGAAACATTACGCTTGAGTAATATAACGTCGGTAGTTGACGAAGCTGTTAAACAAAAACGTATCACAGCTGATAAAAAAGATCAATTTATTGAGGTAGGGAAAAAAGCCGGTGTTGAGATACTAAAAGCAACACTTGAAACCATACAGCCGGCTCAAAAAGTTACAAGCGTAATTAGTAAAAACGGTAATAATAATAATAGTGAATATACTAAGCTGAGTGAAGTACCCGCATCAGAATTAGTTGAAATGCGTGAAAACGACAAAGAAAAATATGTGAAATTATTCAAGGCAGAGTATGGTTTCGCACCGGAAATGTAGAATTAAATAAGAATTAAAACCAAATTAAATTAAATTGAAATGAGAAAAGTAATGACAATTTTAGCGGCAATAATTATGAACACTTTTTTTGGTGTTCTTATCGCAAGTATAATTGGATTCAATCCTATTGCAGGAGTAATAGGTGCTAATCTACTAAGCTTAATACCGATGATTCCGGCAGGTTCTCTCGGTGCTGGTGTGTTGACCGAGATATGGACAGGTGAACTAATTAAAAAATTACGTGCAGGCGATGTTGCCGATTTTTTAGATGGAGTACCGGATTATTCACAATATGCCGAAAATGATGTAATTCATCTTGTTGACGTGGGTGGTGACCCGGATGTTTTAATAAACAACACTACATATCCAATCCCCGTTCAAGAGCTTGAAGATGGTGACGCTGTGTTTGGGCTAGATAAATTTCAGACTAAGGCTACTCCTGTAACCGATGATGAATTGTACGCTAGCTCTTACGACAAGATTCAATCCGTAAAAGACAGGCACGCCGCAGCTATTGCAGAAACTAAGTATTTAAAAGCAATTCATGCCTTTGCTCCTACAAGTAACACCACTTCAACGCCAGTTATTGCAACTACCGGCGACAATGATGCCGATGGAGTAAGAAAAATGCTAACAAGATCGGACATTATTAATTTGAAGAAAAAATTCGACAAAATGGAGGTTCCTGTAAAGGGTAGAAGACTGGTTCTTTGCAGCGACCATGTCAATGACTTACTTGCGATTGATCAGAAATTCAGAGATCAATACTACAACTATACTACGGGTAAAATTGCTAACATGTATGGATTTGAAGTTTTTGAATTTGTTAATAATCCGTATTATAAAGGAACCGGCGAAGCTGCTAATACAAAAATGGCAATCGGCAGTGTTCCAAGCCCAACTGATTTCCAAGCATCTGTCGCATACTTCGTGCCACGCATGTTTAAAGCTACAGGTACTACTAAAATGTATTATTCTGAAGCAAAAACAGACCCGGAAAATCAACGTAATTTGTTAAACTATAGACATTTCTTTATTGCGTTGCCAAAAAAACAAGAGGCAATAGGAGCAATAGTATCTGCACAGCCGGCAGGTGAATAATTAAATTTTATAATAAATAATACTATACCAAAAAATGAAAACTTTTAAAACAACATTATTACTAATAGCCATTACGTTTATGGCTATTAGTTTCGGATTTGCTCAGGTAGGTGATAAGTACCAGTTCGGTTATTCAACGCTTGTTGAGGTGGAGTCTGCCGACACGGTAAATCTTAATCCAACCCAGGCGGTTACAGTATATACATTGGAAAATGAAGTTGACTACATGGTCTTGAATTTTGAAAAAGCGTACCCAGGCTATCGTGCATCAATTGTAATTGAGACTAATGGTGATACACTTGTAATACGAGAAGGCAAGAATGTCAAACTAACAGAATCTGGGTATTTCTCCGTTGTAAAGCACGGCACCACTACACTAGATTTTATAAGTAGCGGTAATAGCTGGTATCTGGTCGAGCAATTTACTGTTTCAAATTTGGGTCATTCGGTTGAATTAATTGAACCCACGGACACTATAGATTTTGAAGTTTATAGACCATTTATGACTTATAAGGCGATAGCTGACACTAATGAGCTAATAATAAATGCACCTGCTATGTCGACTTATGCCGTGGGACTAAAAGCTCTCTTTATAATCACAGCACTAGATACGGTTACGGTTAAGTTCAATACGAACATAACTGGTGCCGACATGATCATAAACGAACGCGAAACGAAAGCTTTTGAGTTGGTTAATTGGGGCTCTGATTGGTTTTTAGTAGGGCGATTAAAATAAAATTAGGAGATTTAACTTACGCAAAAATTGCGGGGTGGAGCAATTGGTAGCTCGTGAGGCTCATACTCTCAAGGTCGCAGGTTCGAATCCTGTCCCCGCTACTGAGTATGACGCATCAGATAAATTATCCGATGCGTCTTTTTTTTGTCCTTCTGAATCCCGCTGTACATCACGAATAGCTGAGAATACCACATTAACTCTTTTGGTTAGATATCTTCTCTTTTTTGTATCTATTACCAGACCATGCGGAAAAACAGTATTTTGAATCCTTCTTTTTGTCTCAATATCTCCGTTTTGCCAGTATTGAAGCAGTTTCTGGCTTAATTGTGCACCAGCATCAATGTATTGATTTAGGTTAGATATTTCTGGTGATAAATTTTGTAATTCTCTGGTCAATTTGGAAATCTTCACTTCAAGTTCTGTTTTAAATTCACTATAAACATCCTTATCGAAATCTTCATCAAAGGCATATCTTTTTTTTAAAGATTTAAGCTGATCTTCAAGTTTTGAAATATCCTTCTCAAGTATTCTGCTTCGATCATTACTTTCTTTATAAAACACCTTATAATCTCGCTTAACATATTCTTTTAATGCGTCTAAGAACCCATCCTGAATCTCATATCCTTTAATAAGCTTTTCAAACATCTGATGTGCTCCAATCCCTTTAGATCTTGGCGTGGTATTAGCGTTTATTGTAACACCATTACATTTTTGGCATTTATAATGATGTACTTTCTTCTTTTTTACTTCATAACCCGTCAATTTCTTCCCACAGATTGGACAAAACAATGTTCCTACCAATGGCCTTGCTGGATTGTTTTTATTATGCTGATACCCTTGGTGATTACCTTCGAGTAATTTTTGCACCCATAAAAAATCTTCTTCAGAAACCATTTGCTCCCAATTACCTCTAACAGGTTCACCATCTAACATACTATGAGTACTTATTCCACAATAAAATGGATTTCTCCACATCGAACTCAAACCTTGTCTGGAAATTTTATACCCAAGTTCATTTAATCTTTGTCGAATAATAAAATCTGGAAAACCCTGCACCTTCCACTTCCATGCTTGTTGAAGCTTTTTCCCATCTTCGCTAATCACAATTTCCTGTTTTTCACGAATTTTTGTTATATCCTTGACTCTTGGGCCATAGTGGTCATAACCTTTTGGAGTATTTCCTAATCTGCCACCATCCTTAACAAATTGTTTCATACCGGGTAATGTCACTTCTAATCTCTCAATATTTTCCTTCTTTGCTTGAAGTAGTTTTTCTTGAATTGCTAACCTACCCCTTTCTGTTGTTGTATCAATTTCAGAAACAACCTCAACCAAATGCACACCAACTTTGTCGATTAATTCATCTGTTAATGAAATACCGCCACCACCAGTTCTGGAAAACCTACTCATCTTATAAATTAATATCGCAAATGGTTTTATTCTTGCCTTTTTTACTTCATTTATTAAGCGGCTAAATTCCTTTCTTGTGAAATCTCCTTTTGCACTCTCATATGTCCCACCAAAAAAATTGGAAATGTTATACCCATATTTACGAGCATATAAAATAGATACATTTTTTTGATTCTCTAAACTCTTTTTAGACTGTTGCTTTGAGCTAATTCTTGTATAACACCAAACATCTTTACTTTGGTTGACTTTTTCTTCTTTTATTTTTGCAAAACCTTTAAACCTATTTAAATCTTTCATTTTAGTTTTCTTTATAAATTAGTACTGATAAAAAAAATAACGTTTCAGAAGCTTCTTCAGCTTCTTCATCTGTCAAATGTTCTAATCCATTAAATGACCTTATCTCATCCGCAGACATTAAAATTGATTCTTTGTAACCATCAACATAGTCGTAGAACCTCTCACTTTGTTTGAGTTCTTCATGAAAATCCACATTAAAAATTATTTGGAATTCCCTTCTTGAGGGCTTATGCACTCCAAGGTTTCTACACCTCGCCAACAGCATATTTATGGCTAAAACAATATAACCCATGCTTATTTTTAATGGATCATTATGTTCTATAAAAAATATACTAAATTTCTCTGAGAATGTCAACTTTTGGTTAGATATTCTTCCGAAATTTTTGAAAAAAAATGACCAAAAATTTTCAGATCGTTTTTCAATAAAATACGTTCTTAAAGAATATACCGAGAAATATTGAGGTCGAGATTTATGAAAAAATACCAGACAAAATTTTTGAAGACCATAATACCACATTTCATATCCGGGGGGTGGGGTATTATAACACCGGTCTCGAGTATACCCCACTGGGGGTGGGGTATATACACTACCTTCCTGACCATCCAAACACCAGATCATACTAAATTCTGTTGTTCCTTCAGGTTCTTTAACCACATGTTTCCGAAGTTTACCATATCATCCTGAACCTTTTTATTTATCATCCATTTTCCTTCATCATTCCATAACCCACGCTGATAACCATATTGGTCTTGAAAGGTTAATGGATAGATTGTATCATCGTTAACAAATAGAAACGTCATGTCCGGGTCGGGTACCAGATCTCCGTTTTGTTCAAAATAATGAGACATAGAATAAACAGTTCCGGGATAACCAATGAAATTTTTAACATCATACAGTTTCTCAACGTAAAGACTCATGAAGGTCCCTTCACTATTATCAATTATAATATGATCCGACCCGTTTAATTGTTGGATTATCTTGTTAAAGATGACCGCTGATTGTTTATTTAACTTCTTCATATTATCTTGTGATTATGTTGTAACTCCCGAAGTGTTGTAATTAAATCTTATTCCGTATTGAAATACCACACCAAAAATGTTATAGGTTATTCCTAAGAATTTAAATAAAACGACCTATGGTTCTTCGGTCATCAAATGAACCACCTTCTGAATGGTTTTGGTACTCTTTTTTGTTATCGCTGATATGTTACGGATGGAGATACCCTTTCGTCTCAATTTTATAATATCATTATGTTTCTCCATGATCTGTTCCGGAGACTCAAAAGAATTTTTTATTCTCCCAACTCGACCACCGTTTTTGAGGTGATTGTAATAACCTGATTGTAACCGTTGTTGGATGGTGGATCGTTCCATTTCTGATAGTTCAGACAGAACCATTATTATTAACTTCGCTACCGGATTTACTTCTCCATTATTGTCCAATGTCTCCAGATTATAATTATGGATATATAGTGATATCATATGTTGGTGAAGAGTATTAATAACTTTCGCTACTTCAAATGAATTTCTCCCGATCCGGGACAACTCCCAACATAGTATTTTATCAATATGTTGTTTTTCGATGACCTGAAGAAGACGAACAATACCATCTCTTTCTTCATTTTTCTTCCCACCACTGATCTTCTCTGATATAACCTCAACCACATTATAATTTCGGTTTTTGGAATACTCTTCAAGTTCGTTAATTTGTCTTTGGTAGTCACCGGTCTGTTTACTAACTCGGGTGAAAATTATTACGTTCATGTCTCTTTATTTTAAAGGTTCAACAAAATTTTCAATTTTTTCTTCGACACTTTTCTCGAAAGGGACCCATTTTTTCATACTTTTTACTCCATTTTTCACACCCATTTTTCCGCTCCAAAACTTGTGATAACACGATTTTTCTGGATAAAACATTGATTTTTTCATTATAATCATTAAAAATCAACTTTCGTGTTACGATTTCGGATGTATTTGTGTTCCTCGTCATAAATTGGTTTTAATATGGGGTTATGGTATAGATAACCCGAGGTTATCAATCATTAATCAACCAGTTTTTGTTCATCCAATCCAACTCCCAGTCTTCCATGTCTAATTCCGAATTAATTTCTTTTCCGGGTTAAAAATATTCATAGGTTTTTGTTCCTAACTCTGATATCATCTTCTCCAAACACTCCAATCCTTTGAATAATTGGACATAATGAACTTTCTCATACCTCGTGTGGTATTCTGAATAGAAACCACAAAAATTTAGGGATTCGACACCAATTCCCTTATCTCGTAAATGTTCTGTAATTATTCTAATGTCCGTGTAGGGATGGTTTTTCCTCTTCGTTTCCGGAAACATACCATAGATTATCGGTTCGATTGTTTTGAAGAATTTACCTTCAGAATTAAATAACCGGGTACCTGAACAAACCTCAGTTATTTCTCCAAACGGAGAGTCTACCATAATCACATATGATATATTGGTATAAAATTTCGGGTGGTTTATTACTGAGTACTGGGAACCCAAACATCCCGGTTCTTCACTAACATAAAAACACACCTTGAGATTTGATATTTTGGGGTTCTCCAATAATTTTAATCCACAAAAAATCGAAACCAAATCGTCACCACCACAACCGATGGGTTCTCCAGTAGTTGGATCAATAGCGTACATTACTTCGTTTTCTTCATCGATCACAATTTCTTTTTCTTGTAATCTATGTACCGAGTCTGAATGTCCGATGATAAGTGGTGTTAGGGTGTTGGGATTTTCTTTTGTGATATAGACATTACCCAGTTCATCCACAAACCAATTGAGATTCAATTCATGTTTATGGTTGAGGCACCAGCTGGTGACATAATTAATAACCTCTTGTTCTTGACCAGTATATGTACGTAATGACAAGATATCAACTAGGAACTGTATGTTTTGATCAAGGTTCATATGATATTATATTGTTTTAGTTTTTCTATGGTTTCGGGTGGGTATATGTTTTTAATCGTTAACCTCTTTAGTGTGAAAAATACCTTCAGCGGTTTTGGTGATTTAAACAAGGTAACCCCTGACCAGTCTGGACGTTCATCTAAATCATTAACTTCCCAACTAACATCATTTTTTGATATTATATCAAAAAGTTTGGTAAAATCGTCTTCAAATATGTCATCGATTACCTTCCAATCATAATCAACAATGGTTTTAGCGATTTTCTTATAAAAAAGATAAAATTCAACTGTTCTAAGAACTAGTAGAATAACAAATAGTATGATCAAGATTAATATCACTTATCATTTCTGTTTTGGTTATACAATCGTTTTTTCTTTTTGAATTCTTCCCACTTTTTCAACAACATGTTTTTTATGTCATTTTTTTCAGTTTCATTTAATTTTTGTGGGTTGATGATTAGGGTACTCATGTCATCAACCTCTTCATCAGTTAACTGTGTTTCCACCCATACGACATAATCTTCGGTTTTAATCTCTTCATTAAAAAGGTAACCGAGTTGTTCACTCATTACATGATCCATTAAATCAAATAGTTGTGTATATTTTCTGTGTTTTTTCATAATTAATTTAAGAATTACATATCAATTTGGTTAAGATATAAATGGTCATCCACCTCATCGTCAAACCCATCTCCGATCAATGTTACAATCCCGGTTGGTTGTATCTTATCTATAACAGCGTTGTAAATCGGGAGAAAAATATTCTTAAATTCTTCAATTTGATCATCCTGAACCTCTGTATAAAAATCAGTAAACATATTCAATACTTTTTGTTGATCTTCCGGAGTCATTCTGTTGAGGATGGTTACCATCGTACTCACGTTCAAATCCCAATTTAACCGGTCATCACCACTTTTGTTAAAAATTTGTTGTATGGTATACACCATAAACCGGAGTCCGACCAATACTACTGATTGGTGGGTGTCACTTTCATTAAATTTAATTTCACTTTTTTTCATACCTTTTAATATAAATATAATCTTGTTATCAATCCTCCCGAGTCTTCACCTCCAGAATCGGTAACGAAAAATGTCTTCTTCAAGGTCTCTAATTATTATGTTATTTACCCACTTATCCATTCTTTTCTGATAAATTTTCCAACAAATTATCCCAACAAGGACTAACACAAAAATTGGAGTAACAATTAAATTAAATGAGAGCGTGATCGCTCCAATCAACAATAACACAACACAAATAACAATCAATCGATTAATCTCAAAGTCTATCTTTTCATTTTTCTCTTTAAACGCTTCAGCGTCTCGCTCCATCTGTTCACAGTCGTCATACGTCATATGAAGGTAGAATTCTTCTTCCATTTTTTGGAACTCAATCCATTCCGGTGGAATCTCATCAGACTTCTTTTCACGTTGAAATATTTTTAACTTTTTCATATTAGTATTTTTTAAGTTATACTCCATAATTTCTCCAATTTTTATTTGTAATTCAAAACGGTACAGTTTGATGTAAGAAAAGATTGGGATAGTTTACATTACATATCTTTATCAATTCATCTTCAACCTTATACATTATTCCCCTTTTTGATTCTTGTGTTTCTTTCGTTATTAATCCGTCAACACCTGTAGATCCATCAATTCTATGATTCTCGTATTGATTAATTTCAAATTCCGTATTACCATTCAAAATTGATGTTATACCATTCATTAGTAACCATTTATCACCGGTACTCATATTCTCAAAGTTAATCTGATTAATTATCTCGAATTTTACTAATCTAACCGTTATCATCTTTCCCAACCCAATGAAATCATCAATTGACAAGTATTTATGTACCAAAAGAATGTAGTTGATAAACTCATCAGTTTCATATTTATCCCGGTCTAATTGGAGAAGAACATTCTTATTTGTCCGGAATATCATGTTTCCGACATTATCTTTAACCACCAATGATGTTTTTTCCTCATCAGAATAATGATTGAATGGTTCAACAAAATAGACCAATCCCTTTATTGTCAACGTAATTAGCTCTCTAATGTAGCTGTTTATGGTGTATTTTGGTAAACCTATTCTTTCAAAGAAATTATTATGAATTGACACTTCATCCTCAACCGACAAATATGAATAAACCAGACCTTCTATTTCATTAAGACCAAAGTATTCCCGGACCATTGTTAGTTCTTCACTTTTAAGACCGGTATCCCAATTCATCTGATTTATTTTAATTATTGATGGAAGTATTATATTCATTTTTATAACTTTAATAATTTTTACTTATTTAAATAATTCAGGTGTTTTTAATAATTATGGGATTTTAAAATTGACTTTTCCTGAATATTTCTGAAAAGTACAGTTCAAATTATCAGTGATCACCAAATCTAATTTACCCGTGAATGGGGAAAAACACAAATTGTATGTGAATTCTTCTGACCAATCTTCAGATACAAGATCTTGTTGATAACAATGTAATTCATCATCATTAATAATACATCGATCTGAAATTAATATTAAAACGGACGCATCGAGCGAATAATCCAGAATATCCCAGTTGTTATGTATGTCTTGGTACCATTGAATTTTAACAATAACGGAATCACTTTCCATATTGAATAATATTATATTCTCAGATGGTTGGGCACTTAAAGGAAAAACCCATAAATAATACATTATGTATATAAACCATCTCATCTTTGTGTCATAAATGAATTAATTTTTCTTAAAATACATTTTACGAAATAATTCCCGTTTCTCATCGGATTTGAAATACTTCAGATCTTCTTCTGTCTTATATAAGTGTGGTTGTTGGAAACGAAGATAATCTGGAAGATTAGCTTCTTTCTCTTCACGAGTCCTTCTAGTTGGGTTAAAACCACCAGCTTTCTCGAACAATTCTCTTCTTCTTGATTTCATAATTAATTTTTACAATACAATGTTTTTTGGTATTTGTTTGATAAAAATCGAGACACCCTTTTAAAATAGAAATCGTCATCAAATTGAACTTCACCTAACTTTGTATATTCATTTAAATAATACTCAACAGTTTTAAATTTATTTTGACCTAATAAACTATCAATCAGATCTAACAAAACGAATCGGATAATATCGTTTAAACCAAACATTGATGGATCTTCATAACATATTTTGTCAAAATCATTTTCATCAGAATTTTTTAGTTGATTTACACAGTCTAATAGTAATTTTTCCGCTTTTGAAAATAAATTGTTTTTAATACAAATTTGAGCATATTCCCACTTGAAATTCATAAAATTTGGAACGTTTAAAATTCTATCCTCATATACAGTTTTTAGCCAGTCAAAATCATTGAGTTCTATTTTAATTGCAATTATTAATTCAAATATTAAATCAATATCCGAATTACTTAAATCATAGTTTTCACATTTATCAAGGGCAATTTCAGCATCTTGTAATGCCTCGCTATATAAACCCAAAAAGTATTTATAGCTTGCACTTTCATACTTGCTATAGTATTGACTATCTTGCACATAACCTTCTTCTGTAAAAGAGCTCAATCTTTTGTTAAATTCATTTTTTGTTATAGTATCTGCAAAAAACAAAATCTTATTTTTAACCTGATTAAACAACCTAATCGTAGAATTAATATTTCCTATTTTACTGGCAGCAGCTATACCAGTTTCTAAAAGGCCAATAGTATCCTCATTGTCAAATATTAAAAAGTGATAAGGAGTGCTATACTTTAAAAATAATTGCATGTTATTAAATAATTCTTCCTGATTGTTCGTCTCTAAATCTTTATAATACAGTAGTTTAATGAGATAAACTAATGGATCATTTGGATCATTTGGATCATTCATTTCAAGATTTTGAAAAATAGACTTAACTTTACTAATTTTGATTGTTGAAGAACCACTAAATAACATTACAGCTGCAAGTATTATATTAAATTCCTTTTTGGTTGAATAGCGTCTAATAGCTCTGTTAAGTAATTCAACAACAAATTCTTTGCTTTTTAAATTTAAAATGGACAAAGCCCTGAACCATAGATATATCAATGAATTATTTGAGCTTAAACTAGCTGTCTTACTGAGCCTATAGCATTCCTCATAATTCTTTTTATGATACATATTTGATATTTTAATGATATTATTGTCCATTTTTTAAATTACAGTTAAGAGATACTATAGCTTCGTCTTAATACTATCTAATTTTTACAGTTCCGTATATTACCCACCATTTGTCGGTTTTAAATAAACAAACACTTGCTCCAAAATATTCAGCGTTTCTTAACCTTAAAACAGCATCATGACCCGGAGAATCCACCCAACAACCAATTGCTTCACGGTCTTTATTAACTAAATCACCATACATTAACGCCATAACCATTTCATAATCACTCGGTTTGTGATTAAAATAAACACAATGAATAATTTCATTGGAGTTATAATGATATTCATCTAACCCGTAAATGGAGTGTTTATAAAAATTATTTTTAGGATTAATGTATTGTGATACCATGTATTCGTTCCATTCTTTAGATTTTCGTTCCATCTCCGGATGATTCATTAACTTACGTAATCCATAACCAGATCTATATTGATTAATTTCAGAATACAGAAGTTCTGTTGCTTCAGGGCAATCAATGGTTTCATATTTACCTTGAGAATAACTTAATTGCGTTGTAAACACAAAAGTCATAATCAATATGTGTATTGCCCATTTCATGAACTGCTATTAAAAAACTCTTTCAAATCGTCTTTTGATTTTACATAGACTTTTCTTGGCTCAGTTCCAAGAAATGGTCCAATAACTTTCAAATCTTGCAATTTGTCAAGATATCGAATTGCCTTGTTGTAACCTATGCCAAATTTCTTTTGAATGACATTCGTTGCTACAGATTGCTTGGTAATGATAAACTCTGCAATTAATCTTAACAAATCGTTTGAGATTGTTTCATCTACTTCTTGGTTATCTAATTCTTCACTAAAAATGTCGTCTTCGGTAAAAATGTCGTCTTCGGTAAAATCGAGATGTTCATCAATTTGATTATCTTTTTTCTCGGCAGATTCAGAATAAATTGTAGCATCTAAAATATTTGAAAAATGATTTTCCAAATCTGGTACAAAACCTGTTTCTTGCATTGTTTTATAAAATGTCGGTGCAAGACAAAACTTTACATTTTTTTTAATGAAATAACTTAATGTTTTTTTAAACCCTATAAAAAAGAATTCTCGATTTGAAATATAAAGTTCGCTGTAATAGCTATTTTTCGGAAAGGGATGGGCTATTCTGTATTCTATACCCTTGTAAATAAAAAAGTACTCATATTGTTCTGCTCCCAAATCATGTACCACAAAAACAAGATAGTTATAATCTATATCTGAAATTTTCCAACATTCTTCATCAGATAGTTTATTTAATTGCCACTTTTTTATTAATCCCCCTTTTTTCTCGACTTCTTCAATTATTCTATATTTTATAATTTCAGAATCTGTGACAGCTACATGTGTAAAAGAATTAAAAATGAGATTCTTGGTTTTCCGTGCTATCATATTTACAATTATATAGCCGTCAAGTGAGTCTATTTTCTTTTTTTCGAGAATTTCTTCAAATAAATCCTCATTACTAAAATCATAAATCTGTTTATATTCAGCCATATTATCGAATCCTTCCTAAATGAGTTCTAGCATTTGATCCACAGCTGCATGTTGTTGGATTACATTTTTGACAGTAAGTTTTACCACACTTCGAACATTTTTTTATTTCATGTCCTAATTTTGAATTGCCACAATTTGGGCATGATGAATAATTTGCCATAGTTATAAGTATTTTTTAATTAATATAATAATTGTTACAATGACTCCTACAATTAGGAATCCAAAAGCTTTTCTGTATTTGTGTAGGTTGCTTCTATCTTTATTTGAATTGCGACTAATCAACCAAATAAAAGCTTGACCGGTTTTATCAAAAAGCCAAGTGGCTAAATTAAATGCTGCATCTGCTGTTTTATCTAACATATCAATAGATTTTTAATACTTTGCAATTGGGATACATTTTTTTTACTGCTTCGGCAGCCAAACCTCGACTATTGGCTCTTATATTGACAACTATCCGGTTTGAGCTACCAGCAAGCAGTATTTCCACGTTATATGTTCTCATCACTTTGTGTTGTTCGTTTTATTCTCACCCTCATCCTTTTCCACCCCGGCAAGTTCGGGGTAAACTAACGACCAATCAACTTCTTCTTGGGGTTCAGAAAAAATAAAACTTAGTAAATAGAATAGTACTAATAATCCACCACCGATAGATGTTACAATAATTGAAGCTTCAACCTTATTAATAAATAATATTCCACCTACTACCACTGTCGCCCAACCTAAATAGTATAGGCGATTAATAAATTTAACAATAGATCTTTTCATAATTTTTAGTTTTTAAGTTAATAACTAGTTTACAATCTTTCGGAATTCAACTAATCCATGATTACTCCATTCAGTTGAAGGTATAGTGTGAATAGTTGTATAATTAGAAACAGTATCTAGACCAATGGGTCTTATAATATCAATGAAATAATTATCCATTTCTAAATAGCTCAAATGCTGATCGGTTACAAATAAATCGCATTCAACATGTTGTATAATATTTTGCAACCAAGCTCCTGAAGTATTACTGCCACCGAAAACACCACCACCATACCTTACGTGAATAATATGTGATAGTTTAATATTATTTATTGCAATAAAATTGTTGTAAAACGCTTCATTTACTACTGAAATGTAAATTACAGGGAATGTGTATTTTCGATGATTCTGCTCTACCTCTACATTGAGCAAAACAGCATTGTTGTAATACTCTTTTCTCTCAGCGACAACCATTTCGGAATAGAATTCACAACTTATTGGTGTTAACGACCTCGTTTCTAAAATCTTATAGATAGTGTCATTATCATCATCGTGAAATCTTTTTTCAATATCAAATTCATTATATGGATTAATATTATAGTCAGTAAAAACAAAGACTTCAGGTTGATTCGGACATACCAAACCAATTGATTTTTCGGTATAAAAACCACTTAGATATTTTAATACACAAAAATCTGTTCCAGCAGAAGGATACCAAGCAATTCTTTTATAAGGACTTAAAACCTCTAAAAGCTTAGGTTTTAATGTTTTTTTTAATCTTGCCATATCTTATTGTTTTTTGGTTTAAGTATCAAATTTATTAAAAAATGGTCATTAATGACCTATTTCGATCAATTTTTTTTATAGACCTTCCCATTTTATAAAAAATTTACTTGCATTGAACCCTGAACTACTCATAGAAAAAATTGGCCAAAGAATAAAAGAAATTCGGATTAAGAAAAATCTCACATATACTGAAATTTCAGATATTTCAAACATTGACGAAGCAAATATTCGCAGGTTGGAGCGTGGTGATACCAACCCAACTTTAACCACCCTTCTAAAAATTAGCGAGGGATTGGGTATTAAACTTAAAGATCTTATTGATTTTGAATAAATCATGTACCGCTAGTTAGTTTTAAGTAAATCAATTGTGAAATAATATCTAATTTTGACTCCAAAGCGTTTAGGTTATATTCTAAAATTTCTTTCACACCTTCTTCCAATATATCGTATCCAAATTCATCATCATTTTTTCCAAGTACTATTAAAATTAATCCGGACAATTTTGAATTAAATGATTCAGTTGTAATACCAATTTTTTCAAGGTTTCGAATGAAGTATTGATTTCTGTAATACTCATTAAGTAATTTTAACGCCAATTCTTTTTTAGCAATTGGAATTGAATGTTTAAAATTCATTTTTAGCCTAGCCATTTTTCAAAGATTTGTTTTTAAATGTTACTTCAGAATCGGTTGTTGAATAAGTTATCTCTTTGTATTTGTTATTTAGAATAACATTTAGCAAAAAGATTCTATTCAAATTCTCTAGGGGTACAACTATCTCTTTGTTGTTTATATCTCGAAATTTTAATTTTACAATTGATCCTTCGCACAGACAGTAATAACACAATAATTCCGGTTCTGTGAGAATCCCAAATAATCCAACCTCATCCAAATGACCCCGGTTGTTTATTACGTCCAGATTAAGTACATAGTCTCTGATTATGGTATTAAAACTAATAACAATCACATGATTTGAAAAACACTCTTCAGGTTCCGGTGTGGATACTTTTACACCATCCTTATTAAATTCAATTACTATTTTAGTATCAATTCTTTTTATCGCATTAAAAACTAAAGATTCAAAATTGTATAGAATGTTTTTTCTACCAACCATTTCATTTTTAACAATTTCAATAATATGCAAGGGTAGATTAAATCGTCTTTTATCTCGTAGAACACCTATGATATGTATCCATACCAACCCCAAAAAACTTACGTGTATATGAGCTTGGTTTTCTTCCAATACGTCAAAGATCGCTTCTTCATTCACATCACACAGAAGGCCACGCTTCCGGTAATTTGTAAGGTTCGAACTATCGATATTTAAGCGGTTGTCTTTTAACTTATTCTTTCGCTCTCGAACCGATCTGAACCTTTTTTTTCTAATTTCTTCGATGATTTTTTGTTCATCAAAATTTACGAGTAACAACATTAATCAAATTATCTTATTTATATATCCAACGCAAATATAATACATTTATTATTTATATCCAAATTATTTTTGATATAAATTTGTAATTAATTAAAATATTTGTATTTTTGTGTAAGAGTTGAAACAATACTTGGTGGTAGAAACAGTCCGAAATCAGAAATGGTTGGCAAAATGCTGAAGCGATTAGAAACGTAAGGTGACTGGAGACCACGGGAGCTTGTAAACGTTCCTTTCTCTGAAATACGAAAGGTCAGCTGAAAAACCCAAAACCCCTGAATTGCACAGGGGTTTTTTTGTCTACAATACAAATAAAAAGAAACCCGGATAAGTGGCATCCGGGTTGTGTGTATTATTTACTAAACACATAATACTGGTTGCCCTGACCATACGATAGATTTATCTCCATTATATTACAATATGTATTAACCCATTTTGTAAATTGGATTTTAGATTTTGGTGTAACACCGGTTGAAGTAATAAAATCATCATATAAATGGTTTTTAGCTACTCGGTAATTATCCGTTTCATCCAACCAGTTTTCAATAAATTCTACGAATTCTTCACATGTTTCACGAATAATTCGTTTTCTTCTGACATACACTGGGTCCACTTCAACAACGCCATTCTGTAGATAGTATTGAATACAATCAATCATGAAATTATCGAATTTGGACCACTCTTCCTTATCCCAACTAATAAAAAATCGTGAACCATATTCGTTGAGGGGTTTTCTTCTTCGATTAAAGTATCGTGAAATCTCAAATTCAATTTTTCTACGATCATGTGAATCACCCATACCAGCAACCACGAAATTAGAAGTCAGCATAAACTTTGGTGATTGTTCATAAGGTATTGTTATCAAATCTTGATATAGCCGTCTGATTGGTAATCCGTTTGACAATACACTAAAAAGATTGGTGAAATTAAACCTATGAGCGACATCATCAATCAGAATAATGTTTGTTCCCAACTGTACATCAGAATATGAAAATTGGTTCTCCATATTAATATTAGGTCCATCTTTTACACATTGTTTTCTTATATAACCCAATGATTTTGATAATAAACTTTTACCTGTCCCACCATTTTGTTGGTCGGTGTAATCTTCATCATAGAGTATCACAGCTTTGGGTGTAACAGGATCTTTGTACCTGTGTAATAAATAACCAATAATTGAACGAAGAGAATTGAATTTTTCCGGATGATCCCCAGATAGTTTTTTTACAAATTGGTAAAATACCCCATCCTCAATTTCATTATTTAGATTTAGCTCACGGTCAATAATCTGATTTTTCCATACATATTTAGTAAGATCTCTGTATTCAGTTTTTACAATACGATCTGAACTTACTTTAAACACACCATTTTTATAGAATAAATATGAGGTGTGTTCATCATCATCCAGAAATTCCGGTTCAACAGCTGTAAGAGTTTTTAGCTGATTCGGTAAAAACAAGGTAGATATTCTCCGTCTCACATAGTTTTCCACATCACGAGTTCTGTTTCTTCTGTTGTAAATAAAATTTTGTGAGCGTAGTTCATCGAAAAATCCATTAACAAGTAAATCTAAATTTGTTGAAGAAATTATTTTTTCATTAATCTTGACAAATTCAAGTTTATCATCATATTTAATATTAGTGTACCCCATGTCAAGGTGAAGGTACTGATAAAAGCGGGATTCATTTAAGCGTATGTTATCCCCATTCACGCTAAATAAGTTTCTCATTTTTATTTTGGTTTTGAGAAATTGTTATGCCATGCTCTTTTGCATAATAAAAGAGCGTGGCTATTGTAATCCGGTTTTCATTGTCGTAATCACGACAACATTCCGTGTACAATTCGGTTGTATCTTCCATATTATATTCCGGGTGAAGGGAACTAATTCTTTGAAATAATACTTCACCATCTTTATCAAAAGCGTCAGCGATAGCGAAACCAATATTTCTCCATTGTTGGTATTCTGTGGTTAAATCAATACCAGACGATATAGATTTATCAACTACTTGGGATACCCTGTTATATAATTCGGTTTGATCTTCATTATATCTGTATTGAAAACTATCAACCCATTCAAAACCAGTATCTTCATTTGGTTGGAATAATCCCGGACTTGGATTTACATAAATGTTTTCATCAAAAGATAAGAAACAGGTTCCATTTATATCGGATCTTGAAGTATCTGGTAGCTCACTAATTTTATAAGCTAAATCATCAGAAATCTGTTCCCATTGTATTTCAAATTCTTGTTTATTACAAAATTTCGTTTGAACAAATACCTTCAACCCATCACCAGACGGACTGGTAAAATAACAAAGAACATAAGGTATTTTTTCCAACCTATGTTTTATCCGGTTTAATCCCGGAGTGTGATCAAAATCAAAACAAATAACATTGGAATATTTAACTATTTCAGATTTTCTTCCAGCTGAAGGAATAACACTAGGTGTAACGAGAGGTAACTGTTTTTTAAACATATTTCTCTGTTTTTTATCCTCTTCAGACCTTATCTTCTGAATTGTATATAATACAGAAATTGTAGGGTTTTTTATTAAATCAATAAATTGTTCAAAAGAGATTTTTGTTCCCCTTTGGTGGTGTATACTTTCATAATATTTAAAATACATTTAACCATTGTTGTTTACTTTTCCATTCATTATTTTTATGAATGAATTATTGAGAGTTTATTCCCATATTTAAAAATCTACCGAATTATTTCTAGAAAGTCAATTTTTCACTTAACTATTTTTTATTATCACTCCATTTCCCCCTGTATAACAGACAGATATCCCCAATGGGTGTTAAAGTGATAATATTTTCATCATTTCTCTATACTATATTTAATTACCTCTACTGTTTTTTTAATAAAAAATAACACTTTAACACTATTACAAGTTAACCCCCTGTTTATTAATCACTTCGTGGGTGATAATATTATGAAACTATTTTAAAAAAAGTTCACTCTATCCCCTTGTTCCCTTTTTTTATTGGGGAAAGGGGGAGAAAAAACTTCATTTTGATGTAGGTTTCAGGTACCATTTTAATACATTATGATGACATTATTGTATCATTATTGTACGTCTTATTCCACCGGGAGCGGTACTATCTAATTCCAATGTTCTTTTTATTAAACTATGTTTAATTAATTGTACCAAAGAATGTTGTACTGTTCTCAAAAGCACTAAATTAATTATGAATGATGAATGGGGAGACGATATTATCTGCCCAATCTGCGGAGAAACATCTCAGTGTAGTGATTATCTAAAAAAAATATTTAAAGATGAAAAGGTTCTCTGGTTTGCTAATATGGTAACTCATTATCAACATGATCACATCACTAGTTGGGATAAATGTTGGGGGAAAAACGGATATAGATATCGACAGGGTTGGTTTGGTGATTATGACGAAGAAAAAGCGAAGGTAAACGAAAGAGCAAAGCGACAAATAATCCGAAAGTGTGAAAATTTTGTAGAAATCAAATAAACCAGAATCAACTGCTGGTAAAAGACAGTTGAAAGTAATAATCAAAATAATCTAAAACTATGGGAAGATAATACCAAAGAAAACACAACACCAAGGAAGAAGCGATCAAAATTCTTGGTGTGTCACGATCATTTTTTGATGATCTCTGGATTATTCCAGATGAAACAAAACCTAATCCGAAACACTATCGGAGACAAATTCAGCTATCCCTAAAAACAAGAATCAGGGAACTGAAGGATGGTCCTCGGGTTTTGGAATACCAGCAAAAAAACAAGAAAAATAAATGTTTAACAATTGAAACCATGTATTATGAAAAAGAAGAAAATCAGAACAAAATCTAATTTTAGAAGGACATTTGAACAATCCTTTCAAAAAAATACAGAAAATTCAATTGACCTTATTTCAGGTCATTTGCTACAATACTTTAACAATGAGGAAATAATTGTATTTCATGAAACAGAGTCAGAACGATTTCATTTGGACATTTATGTTGTAATGGCTAATCGTCAGCGACCATACCACTTATTGATGACTTGTGGGATGAGTTCACAACCAATGAATGTCCCCAAAGGATATGATCATCTAAAGTATTGTGAATTGGTTACTTTAATTCCAAGTAGTTTCAGTTTAGACCTCGCTACTATGAAAGAGGAAGAGTATACACCAATTAAAATTCTTCAAGATTCATATAATATGACAAATCTAAAACCATTCGCAAATCGTCTGCAAAATGGTTAGATAATTGACAAGTCCCCGCTACAAAAAAACGCACATGATGCAAGAAAGGGCAAACATAAGTAAGGGGCAATTGATAGGAATAGCAATTACACTAACGCTGGCAATTATCACATCATGGGTAACTATGACTCAGCGTGTGAAAGCCTTAGAAGTTGGCACAGATATACGTTTGAAGCAATTAGAGAAGCAAGTTAGCATAAACGAAAGCTACTATCGTGAAATATTAAAAGAGATTCAAGACATTAGAGTTGCACTCGAAAATAAGGAGAATAGGAAATAGTGATAAACAAAAAAATAATATTATTAGATGCCGGCCATGGTGGCTTCAATGAAGATGGATTATATATTACACCTGGCAAGCGATCTCCTATTTGGGCAGATGGCTCACAATATTTTGAGGGCGTAGGTAATCGACTAATTAGAAGAGAGATTGCACTAATGCTTGAGCAAAAAGGGATAGCTTATCACTATGTGAACGTAGGATTTGTAGATATTGAGTTGTCGGATCGTGTGAATATTGCAAACGCAATGTGTAAGGCTTATGGTTCTCATAATTGCTTGCTTGTTTCAATTCATTCCAACGGCTTTACAAACAGCGCCGCTGAGGGCTGGGAAGTGTTTACAAGTCCGGGAGAAACCAAAAGCGACAAGTTAGCAGAGATATTATTCGAAAGTATGAAGCAGCTATTTCCTGACAGGAAATTTAGAGCCGATTATGGTGATGGGGATCCCGACAAAGAAGCCAATTTTTCAATGGTAGTAGGTCCTATGTGTGCCTCGGTTCTAAGCGAGAATTTTTTCCATACTAACGAGCACGAATGCCGCTCAATTCTTATGACACACGAAGGACGAAAAAAAATAGCACGAGCCCACTATACAATGATTGAGAATTTTATTAATGAAAAATAGAAAGTTATGCGGTTATTTAAAATATTCAAAGGTAAGGTTAATGTAGAACAGGTAAGCAACTCTGTAATTGAAGGTGTTGACAAGCTCTTTTTTACTAAAGAAGAAAAAATGAGTATTGCAAAAGAAATAGCTGATGCTCAGGTCGAATTTCTGAAAACTACGGTTAGCGAAAATAGTGCAAGATCAATCACACGTAGATGGCTATCTATTGGCATAATGGGAGTTTTTCTTGGCCTTATTATAGTAACTGCGGTTGCATATCCATTTTCTAAAGAATACGCCCAGTTCACACTTGAGTTAGCCGGTAGCTTGACAACGTTGGTGATGATGGTTGCTGCATTTTTCTTCGGTGGCTACATGGTAAATAATCACATTTTACGAAAAAAAAATAAATAGTTATGACACTGAAATCAGAACAATTAAAAAAGATTTGTAAAGAATATCATGAGAACTGGCCACAGCACGATGTACTATTCTTTACCGAAGACGGTCAATGTTTTTTTAAAGAAAATATGGCTAAAGCGCATGCTAATGCGATTAAATGTAAATTTATAAGGTCGCATAAAGCCGACTGGGTAGAAAAAATTACAGATCAACCGAAAGAGAAATTGAGTCTAAAAGAAGTTGATTTGTCCACTCTTGAGTACCAAGAATTAAGAAAATTGGGGATTCAACACAATCTTAAGTCACTCAAGAAGGCGGATTTACTTAAAGACTTACGCGACTTACAAAACACTATAGTTGATGATGAAACAGATGGAACAGCTATATTGGATTCTGCAGATTCACCCGATGGCAGTTTAATTGAAAATAATGAGGAGACAATTGAAAACTCTAAAAACAATAACGAATAATGGGATCAATCACATTCACAAAAACACAGGGTAGTATCGCTGTTCAGTTACCAGGGAAAGATCATGTTTCAGGCATTATGATATACTGCGACACACTTCCTGCAGGGTTCGGTACTGATAAGATGAAAAAAGTTGTTTCAATAACTGAAGCTGAAACATTAGGCATAACTAGTGATGCAGTTACAGTGCAACACAAAGTTTTACACTATCACATAAGTGAAGTGTTCAGAATCAACCCGGGATGTGAATTATACATTGGTATATTCGCAGTTCCCGAGGCAGTTCCCGAGGAGACATATGATTTTGCTGAATTAAAAGAATTGCAAGAATTTGCCGGTGGAGATATCCGACAGGCTGCTGTATATTGTCCGGAGAAAAGTCTCGCAGCCGCAGAGGTAGGAGCTTTACAAACAATCGCAACTGCACTCGAGGCACAACACATGCCACTAAGCATATTGTACGCTGCAGATGTTTCCAGTTTAGCAAGTCTTGTAGACTTATCTTCAGGAGGCAGATGCAATGTGTCTGTAGTAATTGGTGAAGACGTAGGAGACAGAGTTGCCGCTCTGGCTACTGCACTAACGCAATCAATTACATGCGTTGGAACTGTCTTGGGTGCTGTTTCTTTAGCTAAGGTTTCGGAATCTATTGCATGGGTACAGAAATTCCCAATAGGAATTGATAATCCGGGTTTTGCCGATGGTTCTACTTACGAATCTGTGTCAGAGGGTACAAAGTTTGGCAGCGGTTCACTTGATGAGAAACGTTTTATATTTCTATGTAGATACACGGGAATTGCTGGTTGTTATCTTAACGACAGCCATAATCTTGATCTAATCACAAGCGACTATAATTATATCGAACGTGTTCGTACAATCGACAAAGCAATACGTGGTATAAGAGCAAATGTTCTACCGTACTTATCCGGTCCGGTAAAATTAGATCCTGACACAGGCAAACTATCTCCTGATTATGTGGCGTTTCTCGAAGTTACAGCAAATAGAGCCTTAGAGAACATGGCAAAGAATGACGAGCTGAGTGGATATAAAGTTTCTATCGATCCGGAGCAAAATGTACTAAGCACTTCCACTGTTGAGTTTGTTGTGCAAAAAGTGCCTGTGGGTGTTTCTAGATCGTTTGCAATAAAAATTGGTTATACAACTAAAATACAATAATTATGAATGGTATAAGAATGACACCCCTAATTAATGGAGTAGAGCCTGCTTGGGGCAATTTAACAGTAAATATAGCAGGTGTGCCACTTGTGGCTATAACCGCAATTGATTATGACGAAAATCAGAATATAGAGAATCATTTTGGCGCAGGACAAACACCTATATCACGAGGCTACGGAAACATCGAGGCTACCGGTAAGCTGACCCTACTAATGAGTGAGGTGGAAGCCATACGAGCTTCAAGTGTTTCCGGAAGACTCCAAGACATTGCACCTTTCGACATAATTGTGAGCTATGTTCCTCAAGGATCAACAAGTATAATTACTCACAAGTTGCGTAATTGTCAGTTCAAGAACAATCCTGTAACGCAATCCCAGGGGGCTACAAAAACTGAGGTAAACTTAGATTTGATTATTAGTCACATAGAATGGAATTAAAGTAAATAATATATGCACCGGTCTAAGCCGGTGCATTTAAAAAAGTTTAGGCGATGAAAGAATTAATTGGAAAAGTAAGCGATGCTCAAATCGCAATTTATAAAGAAAAATACGGAGAAGTATTTGAAGTGGTAATTGAAGACTCGGTGTGCTACTTGAAAAAACCTGACCGCAAAACACTTAGTTTTGCCACCAGCTTCGGAGATAAAGACCCAATGAAGTTTAACGAGGTAATGCTTGAAAATTGCTGGATAGCCGGTGATGAACGCATTAAAACAGATGATGAATACTTCTTTGCCTGCATAGGCGAAATGGAAGCTCTGATTCAGGTTAAAGAGGCTCAACTAAAAAAGCTTTAGCAGATGCATCAGATGCTGTGTCGGACAACTGGATTGGAATGTTCGATACAGCATTAAAGTATTATCTCGGCGTAGATGGATCTGCATTAAGCGACCAGGAATGGGCAAGTGAGGTTGCAAGGTTAGCCGAGATAAGAAAAAGAGATAATCAGGGTGGTAATTAACGGCGCAAAGTAAAAATGGCTTTTAACAAGGCAATTAATATTGAAACAGGTAAAAAGATTATGCGAAGCACTAGATTAATCTCTTTTATGTGTGATTCCATGCTGTCAGGAAAAAATGCGTCAATTGCATGCAGTATTGCTGCATATATTAATAAACCTATTATTATTCCTAATATAAAAGCCATAATGCAAATATAAGATAAAAATGTCGAATCAGCAAGTTACATATACTTTTAAGTTAATTGAAAAAATTACAGCCCCAATGCGAGCTGTAACTAAAACATTTAACCAACTTGAAGCGACTTCTGAAAAAGCAAGGCGTTCCGTGCGAAGGCTGCCACTTAACATTGCTGATCTCAAAGGAGAGCTTGCTGCTTTGGACCAGAAAAGAGCTTTTGCCAAGACGACAACTCAGGTTCGACAATTAAATGGCTTAATACGTACAACCGAAAAACAGTTGCGCAAACTTGAGAATTTACCCCCAAAGGGTTTTATGTCTCGTATGCGTGAACTTCCTAAAATGTTTGGGCTGTCGTTAAAACAAATCGGATTTGCATTTGCGATTCGAGAAACAACTCGTTTTATTTCAAGCACTACACAGCTGTATGATGTACAGGCAAAAGCAGAAACACAACTGCTTACAGCATTGAAGGGTCGTGTTGGTGTTCAGGAGCGATTAATGACGCAGGCAGCCAAATTGCAGGGGAAAACACTATATGGTGATGAAGAAACCATACAGGCTCAAGCGTTGATTGCTGCGTTTGTGAAAGAAGAAGAGCATATTAAAAGTGTAACTCCTCTAGTGCATGATTTGGCTACTGCCAAGAAAATGGATTTACATGTTGCAGCCGATTTGGTGGCAAAAACACTCGGCAGCTCAACCAATGCTTTAAGCAGATATGGTATAGAAGTAGAAGGCTCTGTTGGGTCTGTTGAACGCTTAGAGAGTTTAATGACAGGGTTAAATGATGCGTTTGGCGGACAAGCCGAAGCGGCTGCTAAAGCCGGTGCCGGTATAGGAACTCAGATAACTAATAAATGGAACGACATACGAGAAAAGATTGGAAAGTTATCTGTTGATGTTTTGCAAAAATGGGGTCCAAAATTCTTAAAATTATTAGAATGGGTAGAATCTAGGTTTACAACAATTGTAAAAGGCTTAAAGGTACTTGCCTTAACGTTAATTGAGTATAAAACAATAATGTTTACAACCAATAAGCTAATGTGGTTATTTACCCACAGAGCCGGATTAATGCGACTGGCAACCATAAAACTAAAAGGAGGGCTAAAGGGGCTCGTAAAATGGTTTAAAGCACTGAACATGGCTACTAAAGCAAACGTAATTGGCATATTAGTTACAGCTGTGGCAGCTGCTGTTACTTACTTTGCTGTTTTTCGCAAAAAAACCGATGAAGTAACAAAAGCACTGGAAGAGGCACGAAAAGTTGGCAGTGATTACTATGCCGAGCATAAAATGGGCTTGGACATGATGTTCGAAAAACTCAGAAAAACAAATCCACAAACAGCTGAGCGGAATAAGTTGGTGAACGAGCTTAAAGAAATGTACCCTGGGCTTAACGAGCAAATGCTGCAGGAATTGAAAACCACAAATAATCTTAGTGCAGCATATGATCTATTGATCGGAAAAATACAACAAAAGGCAATGGCTAAAGCTCAAGAAGCAGCATTATCAGAAGCATATAACCAGACAGCCGATATCGACAGAGCGATCTATCAGTATGTAGATAAATGGGTGGCAGGCGCACAATCAGAAAATTATTGGAGAGATCAAAAATACCTGACAGGCTTTGATATTAATACATTGACAGAAGAAGAAAGGGCAAAAAAAATATCTGAAGAGAAACAAAATTTGATAAATCAATACACAGATAAATTGAAGTCTGGTAGTGGCAGAGAATTTGAAGCAACGCCTGGAATTGATCCGCTTGTTTTCACAAGAAGTGAGATGAGTAATTATTCAGATGCAAAACATGAGCAGGAAAAAATTTTAAAGATGGTTGCGGAAATGCAATTTGATTCTTTCACATCAGAAACTCCAGGCGAAACAGAGTTCGATTTTGACTACGATGGCAACACCGATCCGGACAAACAACTAAACACTATCACCGGAGGCGGTCGCCAGGTAAAAAACATCACAATTAATCTCGATGCACTTATCAACGAGAATAACAACATATTTGCTCCAGGAGAAGGATTAGAGCAAAGCAATAAACTCAGGGAGGAACTCACTGCATTATTGCAATCCGTGCTAAACGATACTAATCTTGCAATGAACTAATGGCTACACTTAGATTTAACATACCGAATAATCTGGATGCACGAAGTGTTGCACATAATGCTCTTAGAGGCACAGAAAACTATGCAATGGGGGCAATTGTAAATACAGCAAAGGCTAAAGCATATCAATTTGCGTTGCCAAATTACATACCACCACTTACCAGAGACGAGGAACTAAGATTTCACGACGGAGAACTACCACGTAATTCAATCATTTTTAAATTTCCATTTGCATCTACAACTAATCCGGATGGTGTATATGAAATTATACTAATTGGGGCAGAAATTTCTGCAATGCGAAATAACACAATCGTTTCAACGCCACTTGTGGGGCGTAAGGGCACGGTTAAGGAGTTTATAGCTGCTCAGGATTATAAAATTGAGATATCGGGTAACCTACGCCGATCGGAATATTACCCACAATATACAAGAGATGAGTCCTACTCAAGAGCTTATCCAATTGAGATGCTTCGTGAGTTTGTTAAGTTAATTGAAGCTCAGGATTTAATATCAGTTGCAAATGTGTTTTTAAACAGTCTTGGTATTAAAAAACTAGTGCTAAATCAACACTCGTTTCAGCCAAGTCAGAAGTTTCAAAACTTGCAACCTTTCAGATTTTCGTTTATTTCTGATGAAGAAGTTGACTTATATAATGTGAGCAATGCTTAAACTAACAGCACAAATATCAATTTATACGCAAGACAATAAAATAGTCGAGTTTGCTAATATCGCAGAATGTACTATCACAACATCATTGCACACATTAACAGACACTTGCACTATTGAACTACCACGCAAAACGGCATGGAAAAATAATCGGCAGAAAAACATAACAGACGTCATACGTAGAGGAGATCGAATTGAGGTCAAACTTGGTTATAACAATGATAATAAAACGGTATTTAAAGGATATTTAAAATCGGTTTCAACAGGGAGTCCGGTAACAATAGAATGTGAAGATAACTCATGGTTGCTTAAGCAGATTAAAGTGGCACCTAAATATTATCCATCATTAACGCTTGAGGAATTCGCATCTGAATTCTTAAGTGATTTTGAATATAAGATGAACGATTTTAATCTCGGAGAAACACGAATCAATGGTGAGACTACGGTAGCAGGAGTGATGGATTATTTTATAAAGAACTTCCCTGTAATATTCTTTTTCAGAAACGGAAAATTATACGGCACACTTGCAAGCACAATGTTAATAGCAGACGAAGAGGTTAATACGATTGAATTCAAATCCGGACTAAATGTGATTTCAGACAATCTTAAATATACATTGGCGGCGGATGTAAATGTTCAAATCGTTGCAAAAGTGATACTTCAGGATAATACTAAGCTCGAAGTAAAAGTTCCGGAGGATGCTACAGATGCAGGAATTCGAACCTACTTCTTCCCGGAATGTACTACCAAGTCAGAATTGAAACAACGTGCCCAGGAAACATTGGATACGTATAAAGTCGATCATATGGAAGGTACGTTTACTGCATTTGGCGAACCTTTTACACGTGCCGGAGACATTGTGAAATTTTACGACGACGATTACGAAGAAAGAAACAATAAGCGATTTTTTGTTGATGAAGTGGTGTATAGATATGGTAAAGGTGGCTATCGTCAGGAAATAAAACTAGGAACCGAGATTCATGGGTAAAGAAAAGAACATAGCATCATTACTCCGTTCAATTACAGGCGGTGAGAACAGCAATGTAATAATTGCAACGGTAGATCCTAATAGTGTTTCTGGTAATTATTGCGATGTAACACCGGTTGATGGGGCACCTCTTAAGCGTGTTAGGCTTAAAGCAAAACTTGATGACGAATCCGGTATAGTATGTACACCGGCAGATGGTTCGGTTGTTATTGTAACGATGATTAGTCGCCTCGATGCGTACATATCAATGTTTAGTGAAATAGTAAAAGTAAAATTCCTTCAGGGCAATACAGATGTGGTACTCGAAGATTCAAAAATAACCATCCATGCAAATGAACTGGAACTCAACATGGAGGGCAATAAAATGAATCTGAAAAACAGTGTGTATGACTTAAAATCAGCCTTAAACGACATTATAACAGAAATTAATGCAGCAATAATTACAACACCGGCTGGTCCCGGAGCAGTATCACCAACCACAATTTTAGCGTTGGAGGCAGTTAACGAAAAAATTAATCAACTTCTATCATAATGGCACTCGTAAAATCAAATCTGAAGAATAATATAAAGACTATGTTAAACGAACTTAAAAATCAGGAAAATCAGGACGTTGCCATAGAAAAATTTGCAAATGATTTGGCGGATGCGATTCATTCATATGTAAGTGCAGCAGAAGTTACTACGAATGTTTCCACTACTGTTAATACTGTTCTGGCTGGAACTGCAGGTGGTTTTCCTGTTACAGGGACAGGAACAGGAACTGGGTCAGGAAACGGAACAGGAGGTTTATCATGATTGGAATAAAAAGAAATATCGATGGTGATCTATCGATAAATAGCAATGGTACCTTAGAAATTGGAGATATTACACAAGATGTAATTGAAGTGGTAATGCTCACTTCGCCTGGTGAGATGAAACACGCTCCAACTCTTGGAGCTGGTTTAATTAATGCCCTCCATGGTAGTGTTGACATGTTTTTGATCGAGAGACTAAAATCTATGCTTAACGCAGAAAAAATTACCAACGCCTTTATAAAAGTTGTTGGTAACGAAATAATAGTTGAAATATGAGAACAGTTGAAGAAATATCACAAGAAATAAAGCAGGCTTTTGTAGCAAATCCTGTACTTCAAGAAGCCTACTCACTTATTCCGGGGCAAACATTCGATGATCAATTTCCTGCATCAAGTGTTGAGGCTAATTTGATAGCTGTAATATCTATCAATATTGCTGCTAATGAGTCATTGTGGGATTCTTATAAGCAAGAAGTTGATCAAATCATTTTGAGCTCATATCCTGGTACGGTAGCATGGTATCACCAATTAATTTTAAATTTTGTTTACTCGGGCGAAAAAATAGTTAAGTACTGTGCTGTAGTAGAAGAATATCCTAATTTGTTGATAAAAGTGAATGGCGTGGATTTTGAAAAATTCGCAGTTGAAAGCGATCAATTAATTGCATTAAGAGCATTTGTTGCACAAAATAAATTTGCAGGCACCCAAGTAGTGATAGTTAGTAGAGAACCAGATGATGTTATACCTGGCTTCAATTACGTCAAACTTGATGCTCAGGTTTTTAATAGCAGTGGCGAAAATTTAGAAACTGGCATAAAAGATGTCGAAATAGCTATAGATGAGTATTTATCTTCAGTCAAATACAACGGATCATTAAATCTCATGAAATTAATAGATGCAGTACAGGCAGTTCATGGTGTGCTTGATTTGTCGTTAGAGTGGTGTGTAATAAAAAAAGAAGGAGGTGGAGTGTCATCAGTAACTTCAGGTGATTTCCAAAGCTATGGTGGTGCTTTTGTATCAACAGAAAAATATATGAATTATGTACTTGCTTGATTTTGAAAAGTTAATAGAGATAAATCTACCGTATATAATGCGTAAGCCGATAATGCTTGCGCTTATTAGTGTTTTAAATGAAGCTAATCTACATGTTTACGAACAGTTTCGAGACTATAAAGCTCGTCTCGATATAAGACTAAGCCATAATGGACAGGTCTTCCTTTTAGAGAAAATACTAAACAATTTGTTTGACAATGAATTAAGAAGGATTGAGGTTTTAGATATAATTGTTGTCCCGGAAATTATGCTCGGCAACAAGGAAAATGTAAATGTCAATTATGTCCGAACGGGAGCTGGTATACTAGGTGCTGTACCTCATACATTAATAGATAGTGATCTTTTTGTTGGTTGTAAGCCGGATTATTATCCAACAAATGATTTTGTTGTGATTCTGCCGTCATCTATTGAATCACAGGAAGTAATTATAAAGAATATAGTGAATGAATATAAACTTGCAGGTAAAACCTTTAGAATAGAATACGTATGAAAAAACTAAAAACATTTGCAGACGGCTCTTATATGCCACTTTGGCAAGAAGACTTGGCCTACATACAAGAAAATATAATCGAAACGATTGTGTATATGGCAAAAGCATTTTCTATCGATAGAACGAAATACATAGTAAGTGGTTGTTTAGCCGAATTTGATGGCAATATGTGCTATTATAATAAGGGAATGGTCATGTATAATGGAGAGTTGTTAGTGTTAAAGGATGGCTTCCGATTATTTTCCCTTAATGAAATACCAAACCCAGTTGCTATAATAGAGTTAGATGAAACATTTGACTCAAACGGCAGAAAGTTATTCAAAAAAGTTGATGGTACATGGGAGTATCGAGATACTTATCACAATCGAGTTGCAAAAATAACGGTAAAAAATGAGGATGACGTAATTTCAACAGACCTAATAGCTGACGGAACCGATTTGTGGAAACTATTTCCAAAACTAAATTATACTTGGGGAGCAATAGTAGCACCGCCATTGTCTAATACTTTCACGGTTAAGATGAAAAAACAAGGCGACATAGTTGCGATGAAGGGTGCGGCAACATACAGCGAAGGTGTTACAAGCCTCTGTACCGTTCCGGAAGCATTTCGGCCGGGTGAAGATAGAAACTTGGGTAATTATACTGTTAAAGCTACGGGTGAAATTCGTGCTAACGATGGTAAAGTTACAAGTGCTAATTTTGATGATATAATGTATCTGTTATGATCAGTGTAACTGTTTACGTGGGTCAAACACTATTCGACGTAGCGATACAAAATTGCGGTTCTGTTGAAGCTGCCTTTGCTATAGCAGCAAACAACAATATCCCATTAGATTATATCGTATCAGAAAATGAAATAATGTTAATACCTCCTCCTTATAACAAAACGATTGTGAATTATTTTCATTATAATAAAATTAAACCTTGCACGGGGGTTGAATAAATAATCCCTAATAAATTTGTCGTCAAACAAAAGCCCACAGGTCAACTAGGTGATTTCTCGTAAGTCTTTAATATGTTGTCTGTGGGTATTTTGAGTAATAACTTAAATACATCAAAAGTTGCACATTTCGTTTTGGAAATGTGTACTTTTGGTTTTGGCAATTATACTTTTGTTCCTGCATTTGATAATTACGATGATGTACGTATAGGTTGGCTAAAAACCAATGTAAAAAAGGCTACAACATATAAAGATGATGGAAGATTTAGCGAATAG